CACAACATCTGCACGATATCAATCCACCGAAAGTAGAAGAACCGCGTAAGCAGTGCAACTACATTGGCGATAATCATATAAGAGAACCACTGGAATCGAATGGTAGTAGGGGCATACATGCCAAAAAACGCCATCGCAACCTGTGTGATCTGCACACGGTATGCAAACCAAATCTCTCGCCATTGGAGCCACCAGTGATATGTTCTCTGGCCAAGATTGACCCAAAAATCATCATACATCCAGAAGGCAACAATAAGCATGCAATGCAATCTAACTCGCCAAGAGCGCGACTGCGCATGTGCAGAAACAAAATTCGTGTCGTCTACACGATTCGTGAAAGACTGAGCCTCTAATTGAGAGGCGTCTAGAGCATCTAACTGACCATCATCCCACCACAAAAGAGTAGTGGCATCACTGGTATCATTGAACGCTTCCAAACGCTTGTCAAATGTGGGAAAAATTCGTTGCAAATAAGCCAATTCTGACTCATCGCGAACCTCTCCTATCCATGGCACAAGTCCATACGCTAAGTACAGACCAATGACCATTTCACGAAACTCGTCATACTTCTCCCTGCCCATAAACGAATGTTCCATAAGAGCAGATTGCAGCATTGCTGCATTCTGTTTCTCAATTGGTTCCGTTTTTGAGCGAACACAAAACAACAACATCTTATTAAAAGATCCGCTGTCAAGGGGAGCAACAAAGGCACCGTGTTCATCGCACCATACCCACGACCTCTTCAGAAAGGTGGCATCAGCAATATTGATGAACGGAACAGACTCAGAGTCTTTATCCGCCATTGTATAAACCGCGCCAATCTTCTCTAATTCAGACTGGATGATAGTGTGATCAAAAGTGGTGCAATCCGGAGACACTGACATGATGTTATCGTCACCATACGTGACCAAACTCACATGATCCTTAAATTGGGAGATGGAGTGGCCAGAAGTGATGTACGCATATCGAATGTACAGTGAATTGGCAATGGAATTAATGATGACCGTCAAAGGATGTCCTGAAGGGTTAGACCCCCAGAACTGGACGAGATCACCATTGTAATCCACGGTGGGGTAAGCGACATCGTGCGCAATGCACCGCATCGCTACGACATCCTCGGGTGTGAAATTTCCACTAGCTACACACACAGCGATTAAGACCTCAAAAGATTCGAGAATCAAAACCGCTGGCATGCGCTTATCGTACGCGCTGTAATCTCCAGCAACAATACGATCGCCACCAAAACGCGTGATGTACTCATAGAGTCGCTGCCATTCGCGTGACTGTGCAACAATACCCACGGCACATTCAAACGTTGTGTTCTTCGTGTGGATCAATCGAATGAGTCCAATGAAGTACTCTCTGACCACGACACTCCAATCCAATGGAGCTCCACAAAAAACACGCGTCTTGCCCGACTTAACCTTTTTCAAGGAGACGGGCTCGTCTTTCAGATGGGCAGTGAAAACGGGACGATACACCTCACCTTGAGCGTACCTATCCCTAACCTGCTGCACGCGATCTTTAAGCTCCTCAGTGAGCTTCATCGCATGTGGCTGGTTCTCCACAGGGTTCGGTTCAATGTAGAATCTCTTGCTTTTACACCAAGGTGCTCCGGCAGAAGTATTCCACTTGATGGAATCAACATATGAAATACCCGGGGCTCCATTGAGAGCAACATGTTCGTCAGCCTTGACAACCATCTTCTCCCATCCCCGAGGCAAATCTTTGAGGATCTGCTTCACAAATTGTTTCCGAGCCTTTTGGACCACAAGAGAATCAAGGTCAGCCACAGGATTCAACAGCTCAGTGGCTGCTTTACTCCATGGTAACCAACCTCGCATCACGGGAGGTCCATGTTCAACTTTGTACTCACCACTCTCCACCAACTCTTGATGGAAAATGGTAGGAACAACAGATGATCGATGAGAAGCACGTGCACCGGTAAAACTACCATACACGCTAGCGACTCCAGAGTCGAAAAATTGAGAGTGCACTTAGGGTGCAAACTCGAAATACGTCTCTGTGCCGATTGGGAGCTCAAAAGTGGTGGAGCATCTCCTGGAGAGAATTCAAACCGCTCAATGAGTTCCTGCAACTCTTTACGGGTAACAAACATCGTTCCCGCCAACTGCGCCTTATTGCCGAAAGAATGAATGCCCACAATGCAAGCATTACTTCCATGGGACCCAACAAGTGCCATGCCACATTGGCCTGGTACTGTCGGTTCAGACACCTGGATAAACGCCGCAACAACGGGTCCAATCGACTCGACAATTTGACGTGCAAAACGCACCACTTTCACTGAATAGCGCTGAACCACTCCATTCTCATCTCGGTCAACATACCGAGCTTGAAACGGTCCACTTGGCGCTGCATCGAGGAAATAATCCACGAGATCAGCTTTAGGCGGAATGCACGCAAAGCGCACAAGAGCACAATCTGTGCCCTCAAGGCTAACCATATCAGAAATAGGGTTGAAGCGAGCAGAAGTAAACTCCTGCACGCCTCTGCCACTCTTCTTTCCAACCTGAACACAAAGCTGTGAGATGCCCTCCGGCACCGTATGCTTGTTGATCAGGAAGAGGTTGCCTTTCACAGCCAAAGCACGTCCTCGGCTGCAAGAGTACCGGCCCTCAGCAGAGCTAGTAAACTCACAGTAAACAACGTTTTTCGCGACAGTCTCCGTCAAAGAATCAAGAGACACAGTCTCCATCTTACCACTCACAGGAAAGCTTGTGGTTTCAATGTACGTTGGGATACCAGTCGCGTAAGCATTCGCCCGTTCCACAGGAAGCGGGATCATTGCACCCTGGCTCTGAAAAAGTTTCCCAAAGCGCTTGCGATAAAAGAGAAGAAGTGTGGCTATAGCAGCAGCTGCGACAAATACTCGCGGCCAAGCTATCACTCGATCACGCACTTTTTCGCCCAACTGGCGAAGGCGTTGCTCTCCATAAAATCGCTCTTGTGTCAAAAATCCGAAATAGATCAAGACATCTACAACTTTGCACCGACAAACATCGGCACATCCAAGCCAGATCATTCTGGTCTCCTTATCGAGAGCTCGAATGAGCTTGTAAAAAGACCAAATCTTGAAAACTGGTTCAGTAAAAATGTCGTAGATAAAACGCGCAAAGGTGTAAGTGAAGCTCGCCAAAATAATCTGCTGAAAATAGCTTTGTGGCACGGTAATGCACCGACAGTAGCTAACAGGTAGATTGCAGGTAGAACAACGCTCAATTTCACGGATCAGTTTAAAACTGTCCATGGCCGTGGACTGACGTTCATAAAATTCAGCTATGGCTTCATTCAGCCACAGCAGAAAACCTTTCATGTCAGTGTTCTTTTTAACCGCCAAATACTGAACTCGATGATTATCGTCAAAAATGACTTCTTCGATATCAAAAGTCCAATAGTCTGGGAATGAGTCTGGTGAAGTATTGGCCAATTGGCCACCCAATTCATACTCA